TCAGAAGTTAATTCAATAGCAGTCACCGAAGTAGGCCAAGCATATCTAAATATGTATCGTTTTAGAACTTTATTATCACGGTCTAACTGCTCAACCGTAAGATCAGTTTGATAATCAGAAGGTGAAGTTTTACCTGTTCCATCAGCAAGGTCATTAATACCATTCATCCAGTTTTCAATTCCAGTTCGAACCATAAAGTCTGTATCATTCATAACTGTAGTTGTCCACTCATCAGCAAATTCCCGATCCCCAGCAATATAAATTTTACGTCCACGAAATGGAACTTCGATAGGTGCAATTGTGCTTGCTGGTAAAGAAGATGCTTTACACATGTATGATGCTAAAGATACATCCGCAGTAACATATGATGGAAAAGCCATCGTTACTTTGAATAAATTAGGTCTAGCACCGCCGCCAACTAGTTTGGCCTTCATATCATCTACGCCTAATATTGCCATCTTTAATTACCTCCCGCGATTTCACTAAACTCAACGCCAGTGCGAGTCGCAATGAAGTTAAGAGTAATGTAGTTAATAGATCTTGCAGGTTTGACATAAATATCAGCAACAAACTTATTAGTATCTATAATGGCACCAGTATTATTGGTTCCATCACAAACAACCTTAAAGTCTGTAATACCACGTCTTCCTTTCACATCTCTCAAGAAAGGTTCAACCATATTTCTAAATTGAGCCCTCGTAAATTCATCATTAAATTCGAATAATGATGCTTTAGATGCTGTACTTACTGCTTTCTCCAATACAATAAACAATCTGCGAACATTGATTCTATCGAACGCTGATGGTTTATTTTGTAAAGTTTTATCACCAAATAACACTGTACCCGAACCAGGGAATGTAACAATTGGGTTTACACCCTGCTTGTATAGAGTATCTCTATCCGCCTGATTAGGATTATATGCTAGTTTAGTAACGTTGCGAACATTACCACGTGTAAATCCAGCTGGTGAGAACCATGCATCTGCAACTGTATCGGCGTTAGCCGCTAGTCCAGCTGTTGATCCCGCTGCACAAATATAACGATATACATCTTCATATTTGTCATACACATATAAAGAACTTGAATCCGCAAAGCCATAAGACGTTGAGGTACAACCAGTTCTCCATGCTGTTACTGCTGTGTATGGTGCTGCTGCATTTGCTGTAGCTGCTCTCTCTGGTGAGATAAAGCCTACTGCATCTTTTCTTGCTGCACATAGTGCAGTTATATGATTACTTAGTGTAATGTTATCAGCTGCACTCAAACCTGAGTTTGCTTGGAACACTAAGTTTACATCAATTGTCTCCGCGTCTGCAAATTTATCGTATTGAGCAGTAATTTCACCTACTGTCAATGCGTTATCATCTACTCCACCAGCTATGTTAGCAAAAAATACATTTACTTGTGTAAATGCATTACCCGCTGCTGATTCACCAGCATCTGTTAATGCTGCTGCGTGGTTGCCGACACGAATCCATTCAGAGGTTGTATTGATACGGTCTTTATAATATAAAGATGTACCATCAGTGTCTTTAACATCACTTGCTTGACTTAAGTAACTATGTACTTCAAGTACTTCGCCAGCCGTGCCTGTTATTTCCCCTGTAAAGTCTCTGACTACTACGTGTATTTCATCATTTGAACCGCCTACTGCTGCAGCTCCAGCTGAAGTGCCAGGAGCACTTTCAGTCCATGTTTTCCAAAGCGCTGAACCAGCCCAAGATGTTGGGTTAGTCGCTACTTCCACTGTTAATGCATTACCCAATACACCAGGGTGACGGGCCATAACCCAATCAGCTGCTGCAGGTGTTAATGTACTAAAGTGGTCATCATTTTTAGCTAGAATACCAGTGCCTGATAGTGTTGCATTACGTGCTGATGTTCCTACTGCTCTAACAACTTTTAAATTGTTGCCATAGCTTAGGAATTGAGCCGCTGTCATAACACTTTCAAATGTTTCTGCACTAGTCTTTCCAAACTTATTAACTAACTCCGTTTCCGACGTTACAGTAGTAACCTCTTCGCAAGGACCCCACTGGAATGCACCAGCCATAGCTCCTATTGTTGACGATGTAGACGGAACGACATTAGTCAGATCAATTTCTTTTACCTGTACACCAGGCGATACTAGAAATGCCATTTATTTCTCCCTTGTCATGTTGTTATAAGTTTTCATAATACGTGATTATCTCAATATACTTATTTATAAAAACTAACCATTCCAAACTTTCCACTCCTTTCCGAATGGATGTAACCCTCCATCTTGAGGTAATTTACCAATCGGGATGACTTCATCTTGTAATTGTTTAACTTTTTCCTTATATAACATATGTTTTAGCCTAACATCAGTTGATTCTTTAAAGAATACTGTAGATGAAAACCATCCAAATAAAACTAAATTCATCATTAAATCATCAAAGGAATTATGGTCTGCTTCATATGAATTACCTCTTGCGATGAATGTACTCATTTCTCGTATAGTATCTTCATCATGGATTATTAATTTCTTTTGTTCCAATATATCTTTTATATTAGAACAACCAATTCTTTTAACCTTTCGAGTCATTGTTATACCAATTGCACTTGCTTTAATCATACTCTCTACAAATACATTCTCGTATTCTAAATCATAATATAAACCATTACATACTACTTGTCCAGCATCATTTGATTCCACTACAACGTATGCCATATTATAATATGTAGCATATTTGTATATTACATCAGGGAATAATAGGGGACTCATATTATTATCTCTAAATACACATACTTGTTCAAATGGATTAACAGTTACATCAATGAGTGTGAATGTGGAATAGTCTTGGCCTCTTCCCTTTGATACATCCACTGTCATTATATAATTATGGTCTTCTATAGGACGTTTATATATTTTTAAATTTTCCCATTCATCAGTAGGTTGACTTGCTCTTAAAGCTAATAATATATCAGCAGATAGTAATGTATTACCTGTACCATGAAATGAGTTACCAAATTCTTGGTCAAATTGCAATGGAGAGGTATTTTCAATGGTTGTTTGTTTCCATGCTTCATCTCTTCCTGGTACATCCCACCAATCAACCCTATATGGAACAAATTCATTTGTATTTTGAATAGCACCTTCATATAGTTTATGGAACATATTACCTATACCATTAGCAGTAGACGTAATAATAACCTTAGATGTTGTACCTCCTGAGATTACAGGATAAGTTGAAGTATAAAATTCTGTAGCATTATCTACGAATGCAAACTCATCGAGGTATACTAAGTTAAGTGACATACCACGAATAGAGCTTGAGGATGTAGCTGATGCTATAAGTCTTGAATTATTTGAGAATGATATGGATTTTTTATTAAGAGATGTACATCCAGGTTGAAGAAAGAATGGAAGACTTTCTAACATAAGGGTAATTCTACCCAACATTTCCCTAGCAATAACTTCTTTATTCGCTAAGATACCTAATACTTGTTCACCTTTAAATATAGCATACCATAAAAGATATGCGCAAACTCCAATTGATTTACCACTTTGACGACATGCTAAAACAATATTAAATCTATTATCTTCAAAATGTTCAAACATTTTTTCTTGATATGGATATAATGTAAATGGTACTAATCCTTCATCAAGATTAATAATTTTACAATATTCTTTTGCAAAATATACAGGGTCTTTTAAACACTTTTCATATTCAATTAATTCCTCTTTAGTCCACGGATGTTCAACGTCTGCTCCTCGGACATTAGGATTTCCTAAATAGTAGTTATGTTCATCACTCATTTGGTAATTCTACAGTCGCGTCTATTATCTTTTCATCACGTAACATCTTCTGTAGTTCGGCTGTCGATCCTATAAATACGTTGTTGGTATCACCTTTATGGGTTAATGCAGGTCTGTCTTCTTTATCTTGGTCTTTCTTTCTCTTATGGAGTTTAAGAATTTTCTCCCCGATTTCTGCATTATTTTTAATTAGCTGGCCAAGTACTTCAAAAGCTCTTGGATGTTCTGACTCGCGAGCAAGTTCTAACATTAAATCTATTGCTTCATCACCTTGTCCAGCTAAGTTATATAAATTTTGACGGACTTGGTCGTAGTCCGCCTCAACTTTATTTTTCGTGCCAGTCGATGTGTGCTTCTGGATTTTCGTCTCCATGTTCATGGTCATCTTCGTGTTCTTGTGGGTTCTCATAATCTGTATTCCATAATTCCATTACACCATACTTTGTACGGCTTTCATCTTTGTTACCACCTTCATATGGTATAGCAAAATTTTCTTCAATAAGAGTTTGGTTAGCATCCTTGCCATTTATCTCAATCGTACCAAGTACTCTTCCAAATTTACCTTTCTCCATATCTTCTGTAACTAAAGTAAATTCACCATCAGTTTCTGCCAATAGCTCAATTAATCTATGTTTAGCAGCAAGTCCCCAAGATTTCTCTTGTAGGTTTCTTGTTCTGCTTTCAGGTGTATCTATACCCATTAATCTAATTCTATCTCTCATGAATACAGAAAAACCTAATTCTATATCTGCGTCAATGGTATCACCATCAACCACCCTTACTAAGCGTGCGTTAAATCTAAACATTTAATTCTCCTCTAATCTTCTACGTCAAAAAAGTTAATCGTTTCAGTGTATGGTTCTTTAAAACCACCAGCACCGTCAGATGTTGTTGTACCTACTATCTTTTGTTGCTCAAATTTATGAGTAGTAGGATCAACATTCCCTGAATAATCAACTTCTGTTTGGAGAATTTGTTTGCTCTTACCTATACCTCTATAATAACGAATACGAGTTGAGAAACCTAAAGTATAAACAATAGCTCTCCTCGTAACTAAATCACCCTCATAATCATCATTAGTATCGACACTCTCCAATATAATAGGAGTGTCTGTTTTAATATCCATTGTAGGGATATCTTTTATTGTTACCGTATATTCCGGTTGGAACATTGGTAGAATCTGTTCTAATAGTTGTAATGCTTCATCTTGGCTAGCAGCAAGGATATTTAATTCAAATCCAACCTTGTAGACTGCTGGAGCCCCGAGTTTATTTAACTGAAGCGTATCCCCGGTAATTACCTTACTATAACTTTTATGTTTAGATACTCTTGCATTAGCATCGTATTCAAACGAGCTTATCTCAAATGACATCCTTGGTAGCTTAAGAGCTATATTAGGACCAGTTGTTTGTTCATTTAAACGTGCAAGAACCTTAGTTCGTGGTGCATATCCAAGAGGAACTTTAATTTTTTGTAGTATCTTTCCACTACCATCTTTTTTAACAACTTCCATGTCATTAAAGATTGAACCAAATACAGATACCATACGCCTAGTACTTTCATTATAGAAATGATTTTCAAACATTATGGGTCTCCAAACGGATTAGATTCTGTAAAGTCTATAACATCATCACCAGCTACTTCAAATTCATCATTATCAGCAAATGGGTCTTGGTTATAGAATGTCTTCGTAGTACCACTTTGGTCAGCTGTAATATTTTGTGATGTTCCAGATTCTGTACCAACTAATCTTTGGTTAGCATCTGCATCAACAAAGAATGTTCTAAATGTACCATCACCATTTGTACTTTGATGTGGACTAATAATTGTTACTCTATTAGTACCATCACCTTCCCAACCAGAGACATAACCTTCAATATTAATTGGGTCACCATTATCATCATTTGTTCCAGTCCATTGTGTTACTAATTCACCAGTAGTATATGCAACTGCACCATTAACAATATAACTATATGATGTAGCATTCTTCCATTCTATTTGGTCTATTTCATCCCAACCAGTATCAAAATGCTGATCGTTATATTCAAATAACTCAGCTGTCATTGTATAACTTGGGAGGTCTGCTAATTGATAGAATGGTGATTTAGGTTCTACATATTTAATCTCAAATAATCTTTGAGTCATTGTCATATATATTAAATCACCTTCGGCTGGTTTACCTTTCATTGTATACCCTAAAGTTGTATCATCAAGGCTAACACCTACTACAGCATCCCAACGACGTTTAGTTACTACAAAGTCTGCTTGGTCTCTAATCTCTAAACCAAATTTACCTAATGTATTACCATCACCTTCAAATCCTTCAACATTCTCTAAATACATTTCTATAGGGAAAGCCATAGTATATTGACTCCACTCTTCATTTAATAACTCATCCTCAGCTATTCTTTGGCGTGGAAGATATACTACATCTTGTCCAAATATTTTAATGGACTCAGTAACAAGGTCTTCATACAAATCTTGTTCGGATTTTACTGCGCCGCTAAAATATACACTAGTTGCCATTCATTACCCCATTAAAAAGTTGTCTGGCACTGCCCAGCTCAATTTACATTCTTCTTCTAATTCCCTGATTTCTTCGATAGCATCTTCAAACATTTGTCTGCCATTCATTGTTATACCACCTGGGAGTTGGAAGCCGTCAAACTTCATCATGTTTGAACCCCATTGCTTTTTAAGTAATGCTGTAAGGTATTTCTTTAAATAATGGTCATTATAAACATCTGTATAAGTATCAGGTGCTAAAATAGTATTAACTTCTAATACAATATAATCACCTGCTTCTAAGTCACCAAAGCCTTCGTCCATATGAACTCTATTCATATGTCTACTAAATCTAACATGTTCTATACTATTTAAAGTATGTTCAATTAAAGATAAATTTTGTAGTCTTTGTTCGTATGTTTGAATTTGTGCTGCTGCACCTTGAAGCATAAATACATCATTTAATCTCATATGATAACCCATATCAAATAAAGAATCACCTGATGACTGGCCACCTCTTAACATTCGTATTACTGATGTTATATTATCACCTACAGTAATATAACTATTTGTTATATCAGTTGCAGTAAGTTGATGTTTTAAATAATCGCGAACAACTCCATCAGAATGCCATTCTTGATAAAATTGTAATGCATCATCTGTACGATCTTCAATTTGGTCTTCGTCTACGTTAATTTCAATAACCGGAGCCCCTAAAGCTCTTAAGCAATGGTCTTGTAATGTAGATCTTGTAGTTGGTTTTGCCATGTCATTTCCTCTTTATATAGTACTTATTTATATAAAGTAGAGTTTCTTTAATGCAAATCGTGCAATAAAAAGAATTTTTCTAATCGTTTTAATGTATCGGCGTCTGGTTTTGTGTGATGATTTCTTGTATATATTTCTTTTGCAGCTGTCGTATCTCCCTTTGCTAACTGCACAAAGTTATAATCTTTAGATGTCTTACTATGAAGGTGAACAAAGGCTAGAGCACATACTTGGTCATAAGTTAATGCATCTAAATCTGTTTTATGGTCATAAGTTGCAGGATAAACTGTTCCACCACTTTGTTGGTCATGAAGTTTATAATTAAGATCTATTAGCCATTGAGGCCTTCTCAATTTTGTACCATCAAATATTCCGTCACCATTGATATATCCACGTGGTTGCCAATCTCTTCTACCTAAAATAGAACGTGAATTAAATTGATTAATATGATATATGTATCTATTTACTGCAGTTTTAACAGATTCTTCTGTAAATTGCGCATAACCATAAGCTGTATTGCCTTCAATTCCAGGAGAAGCTTCTTTTTTCCAATCTGATTCCATACCAACTAACTCATCCATAAACCATCCTACATTAGCTGCAAAGTCATCATAATGAAATTCATCAACAAGTTCAGCTGTGAGGCCATGTGTATATGCAACATCTCTTTGGTATCTTAATATTTCATCATATACTAACATAGTA